TGGTGTGAATCTTGGTTCTAACCATGTTGGCCATGTCTTCGAGTGCTTCTTTGGACATGCCTCTAAGATTTAAAGTTTGTCCAAATTTGCTCTCAAATTGTTTTAATAAACTCTCTGTACTAACCTGTTTTGTTAAATCTTGTGCTTTCATCTCTTGTATTTATATTTCGTTTTTAACTACTGATAATTGTTCTACATCATTAGCACTGTTCCACTCTGTTTTTTTTTCGTGTTCTCCGGAGTTTCTATACCAAAAAACATACCTATCATAATCTTGTTGGCTAGCCCATACTGTTTCAACAGTTGTTATAGCTCTGGTAGGATCGTTGGTATCAGTGATTGTATTTTTGTTTAAAATGTTAATTACTCGACCATCATCCTTGGCCATTTTTATATAATTTCTTATTTCTTCAGACCAATAATGATTTGTGTTTATCGGATGATTATAAGTGTATGTAACTGAATAACCCATAAATTGTATTTTTTTTATTATACACTATTTAGTCGTATTACTGCGGAACATGTCATCAAATAAATTGTGTATGCGTCGCTTAATAACGTCTGCTTGTCTGTTCGCTTCGTTGTATTTGTTCTCAAATATGAACATCTGTGCATCATCTCCGACTTTTTCTGCAGATCTCCACTTCGCTTTGTAGTTTTTTATATCAAATATACGACTGGCGAACTCGCTGTCCCACTCCAGTATCTGTGCGGGCACAGTCTTACCATCTGCCAGTTTATTGGCTATCAATATGGCGCTCTGTTTAAGGTGTATGTCTTCGTACAGTATTCGTGCTTGCATCATGTCGGCTATCACATAAACGAAACGTGTCTCGTCGGCTCTCCTAGGTACTATGGCTATGTTGCCTATGAGGATGCCTTTGCTGAACTGCTTGGGTAGATGGCGGAATGGCCTATTTTTTTCATTGTCCTCGGCCAGTTTTTTCAGTCGCTCGTCTAGGTTATAGGCTCGTATCTGCCTCAACAGCTCGTCTCTGTGGCTCATATTATTCCTGTGCGAATTTTATATGCTTATTTAAAGCATATTGGGTGTCGGTGTCAAGTTTCTTTCTCACCAATATGCCTTTGTCGCTCAGTGTTTTGGCTGTTTGTACCTCATCTATTGGTAATTCGGATTGCAGGAAACTCTCTCGATCTTGGTATTTGTAGATGAAGCGATGTTGATTTTCGGTTATGAATACTCGCACATGTCGAGATATATGTATGTACATTAGATATTTTTATTTGGCAAAATGCACTATTACAACTACTATGGTGCTGAGTAGTCCTGCTATCACTGTGCCAGCAGTCATTATAAGAGTTTTGGTGGTACTCTTCTGTCCTTCTAGAACATCCTCGCTCAATCTTTTAAGGCTGGTTTCGATCGCAGAAAGACGATCGTGCAAACCTTTGTAACGCTCGGCGCAAAGATCCACGTGTGCTTCTAAATTTGTTTTTTCTAAATCACTCATTAATTGTCTCAACTCTCGTTTTATTTCCGTTACTTGTAAACGTATTTCTCTTAACCGAGCCTGTATATTCGCCATGTTTTGTCTTAATGCCTATGAGTGCCTTGAGTAACATTATTTATCTGAGTCTGCTGATTTTATAAAGTAGGTGTTTATAATATTATTATCTTGGGTTATAAATGCACTGGCTGGAAATGTGACAGTCTCCTTACAAAAATTTACTACGGGCACCTGATCAAAATCTTGTGTGAGATGCCACACAGGATCATTATTAAATCCGTAGACTTCCTGTTGTTCTACCTGCCAGGAGAATGTCCAGATGCTGTGTTTGCCTTCGTAAGCCCGACCAAATCTCCAGTTGGAGAGATTATCATTGATCCTAACAGGTGACTGTTCCCAAGTTATGTTGCCTCTTATCTGTAATAATTGTACCAGAGTAACAAAATTGGCCTGCTGATTCTTGGCAATGGTCAATGTGTTGATATCGTGTATAAGGTCACCGCCCTTGGCTGTGAATGGAAATTTTTCTTTCAATGATCCATTTTCTGTTATGTCTACCAGAGTGTAAATGGAATAGGTCGACATGTTATTCTTGGTCTTTTACTTTATTCCAATATTGATAATCGTGTTCTAAGTAATCATCTAATTGTTTCTGTCGATCGGGATTGTCTTTCAGCCATGCCTCTAATTGGCTTCTGCCTTTGTCTTCCATCTGTTTGAGTTTAGGCATGCTGTATCTCATGTTGCGTTCAAAAGGCAGGGCACCATACATGTATAATCCGTGCTTCCTTGCAAATCGTTCCATTCTGTTACCTAAATTTGCGTCTACTTTAATTAAATGCTGTGGGTTGATTTCTTGCATGACATCGTGTATTCTCAAAGTATATCTGCTGAAGTGCGGCCATTGGGTCATTATTTTTTCATTCATCCACCATGCATACCATGGCAGATTCTGCATCCAAAATCTAATACCACTCCACCATCTCTCGTGTGGATCTCTTATCAATGTAAAAAGTTCTGATTGGTCTGGTTGTTTGTCGAAAGGTGGTGATTGCAATTTTATTTCTCCATAATCTCTGCGCAACCATTTTAGTATATTTCGCTCACCTGATTGCACAAGATCTAAGAATCTCATTTTTTTTACAACTGGATGCCCATTCGATGTGGTGTCCGGCAGTGAATAGATAAGAGGTGTTTTATCTCTGAGTTTGCTCTCAGGGCCTAGTATTATTGCTATCGTTTGTTCTATAGGTGTGGGCATATACAATATTTAAGTCAAAAGAAAAGGGCGAAACACTTTTAATGTTCCGCCCTTTTGGTAAAATAAAATTACTTAATTCAGTAATTAGATTGCTAAGGCTTTGTTAGTTGCTGTAGCAGAAGATAAGTTGATAGAATCAACTGTTCCTAATGCTTGTATAGCAGTTTGCAAAGTTGCAACAGACGCACCGCCAGTAGTAGTTGTCAAAGTGAAAGATCCACCTGCACTTGCTGCTGATCCCACGAAAGCGTCAGTCGCTTCAGAGATATAGGTTTTTTTGTTGCTAGATGAAAATAAAGATCCTGCTCCCATGATGTTAGCATATCTTTGAATAGTTTTTTCAACTAGATCAATTGTACTGTTTTTTGCTGTTTTTGATGAAACATCCGAACCGAAATCCACAGTCGTGAATTCAAGATTACGACCAAAGTATTCCACACCACCTGGTGTTACGAATGTTGTGTTGTTTTCTGCTCCTGCTGAAGCAGTATTTGTGTAGTTTGCAGCCATTTTTTTCTCCTTTTTTCTCGTTGTTAATGGCATGTCACCGCTCAGGTGACAAGTTGCAAGTATTTATGTATTATATTGGTAAATTCTGCTGTATTATAATGATCTTAGCCAGATTTCGTCACTTTTGACCCTGGAACGCTTCATGTATCCTAAACCACGCAGTATTTTGACACAGCGATTGACTATATCGGGTCTTTTTTCAGATTTCATCTCAATGTTGATCACGGGAGAACAAGCGGCCAATGTTCTCAACGATCCTTGCAACACTTGGTCTTCAAAACCGTCCACATCTATTTTGATAAAGTCCACATCTTTCAAATAAAAGCTATCCAGGGTGCGGCATTGCACGTTGCCATCTTCGCGAAGCAGCACGGTGGAATTAAATTCTTGTCGAGCGGTGTGTTCGTGTCCTGATAAAGCATATGGATATAATGTCACATTGCTCTCTGTGACGTTTTTTGTGAAACATTGTCTAAATATTTCATTGGGTTCAAAACAATGCACATGCTCAAATACTCCCGCAAGTTCGCGAGTCCAAAAGCCCACATTGCTGCCCACATCTATGCAATGTCTCTTGTTGGTTGCGAACTCTAGAGCCCGAGCTCGTTGATCTGATTGTGTGTTTTTTACTTCTAGATAAGTGGGTTCTTTGTGTTGTGCATAACACACCCACCAATCGTTTGATGTGGCGGACATTAAGAGTTATCTAGTTTGAGTTCGGTTTGTGATACTAGGGTTTGAGAAACGGATGTTCCATTGGTGCCCACGTTGTCACCCAATGCCCGAATGGCTGCCTGTAAATCTTGAGCTGTCCACGCTGTTCTCTCGATGCATATATCCATTCTGCCCGAAGAGGAATCGTCGATTCTTTGATACAGTATGGTGCCGCGTTCCAGCAATACTCTGATTATGTTATGAACTGTTTGGTTGAAACCCAACTCGTTGCGTAGATCCAATGGTGTGCTGTCCGATTGTATTATATCAATCCAAAAGAAAGACACTTCAGCGCCTGCAAAATTATCAGTGCTGCCTATGTGACTGGTAACTCTAAAATTATTTGGTAATATTGGCATTAGTTCTCTCCCAATACTTCTTCTTTTTTACAATGTTCACAAGCACAAGTGCCACATTGTTGGCATTCGAAACACTCAGTTTCGCAATGATGCTCGCAACTGCATTTTTCACATACACATTCTATCATGCTGTTATTTATTAAAATATATTTTTGTAAATCTACGTGGATATTACTGATACATACTATAAAACAATATATGAATAAAAGCAACTTTTTTTTAACAGATGTGATGAAAACAGGAGACCACCAGGTCGTGGAAGGTTTCTTGAATTGTGGGAGATCAGCGGAACAACGAATAGAATACACAGGAGAGTATTACACCCTGCACAATTATGATTTAAAAAAATATGATAGACTATTTGCTATGATAGATCACGACAACAGCAATACCAGGTTATGGGAGAACACAGACTATCATAACGATTTACAAAAAAGAATTGATAAGTTGGAAAAATTAGGATTTAAGTTTATTCTAGCACACCCATGGGAATCCGAGGAGAACATGAGAGACAAGGGCAATTACAACCAGTATCTCAAAGACAAAAAATACATTAGATGGGCCGGGAAAACTAGTTGGTTTTGGTTCCTTATGCGTAAAAAATATGAAGGTAGTGTATTAAACTTTAATCACTCGCAAAAAAAATTCAATTTTTTATATCTTAATAAACAATCTAGGTCTCATAGGAAAAAATTGTTTGATAAGTTAAAAAAAGAACATGTACTTGACAATAGTTTATTCAGTTTCTTAGATGCTCCATATGGTATAAAATTAGATCCTAAATATGAATTGCCCTGGGTTGACACACAAAATTATCCCAAATACGGCAGCGATCAAGACATATACGAACCACAGTTTAACGACTCGTGTTTTAATTTGATCTCAGAGACCAATGACAATGATCATGATGTGTTCATTACTGAAAAGTTATGGAAACCGATCATAGCAGGCCAAGTTTTTATCGTGCATGGCAATTATAACTATCTAAAAAAATTACGAGACATGGGTTTTAAAACTTTTGGTAATTTTTTTGATGAGAGCTATGACGATGAAAGAGATCCAAATAGAAGAATAGATTGTATTGTTTCTTTATGCAAAGAATTGAAGAAGATGGATCCTATAAAATTGTATCAAGAAACAGAATCAATACGCAATCACAATCGTAATCTGTTCTTCGACGATGAAGCATTGATCAAATCTGTGAAAGAAACTTTATCAGACTTTTTCGAATTTTCTGATCGCAGTTAGATTCTTCCTGCTAAAATTTAATCTATCCACTAACTTGACAGCATCTCCGGCATGGCCCACGGCGACGAATCCTTCCGGATCCGTGACTACCAAGCCATTTTCTGTCTGTTCAAAAGAACCAATGGCAGTGGCCTTGTTCATCTTTGATAATGCTATATTTTTTAATTCTATGGTCTTTTTATAGAATGCCATCATGGCGGCCAAAGGACTCTGCATCTGTTTTAGGAACACAGGCATATCTTTCATCTTCTGTTGTCTCAACTGTATGGCTTTTTGTGCTTTGAGTACAGCGGATTGTTGTTGCATTCTGCCTTGATAAAATTTTGAAAAATCGTTTAGATATTGATTTACATTGGTTGGCAATTCTCCTTGTTTTATTTTGTCATTTATAAACATCATAAAGAAAGGTAAGAAATCTTTATTAGAACCCAGCATCGCAGATAGATTGGCTGGAACTTTTTTTAATAACTGTTTTAATTGTTCGATGTGAGCAACGAAATTACTTTCTTCATCAATGGTGAAAGTTGCCGTGCCGCTGACATTTCTATAGGTGGCCGTGTCAAACCATACACTGGAATCCTGTGTGAATCCACTGATGTCAACACCATATTGGGCTGATAGATCTGACATGCTCGTTCCAGTATAGGTTGTATGAAACACGATGCCCACTTCAGCAGTCAACATCTTTTTAGCTAATTCGCTGTCAGCCGGCACGGCATAAGTTATGGTATTGGGTTTAAAAATGATGTAGTTCTGTCCTTGCATTGATTGTGGAGTGATGTCTTTTTGGGTAAACATCATATCACCTTGCACTATACCCGATATGTTTAATTTTTTTAGATGCACCAAACATTTTAATAATTTTTGTCCCAGATCATCTGTGCCATGGTTCCTGGCGATGTCTTGTTTCGTGTAATTAATTTTAGCATCTTTGGCGAATACACTTTTGGTGCCCACGAACCAACGATTGTTTTCAGGATTAATACCACACACCACTGCGGGTGCACCATCCCATTTAACCGATACGTTGATGGGTTGTTCAGCATCACCCTGCAATGTTCTGAGTATGCCTGTGAAATAATCTATCACGCTTTGACCACCGGCATGTCCACTGGTTAATATTATGTCCTCTATGTGTTCTAGATGTGTGCGTTTATATTCGCGTAAGATTTCTTCGATGAGCATTAATCATCCTCGTCTTGCAGTTCACCCTCTTGCAGTGATAGTGTATTCTTGATGTCCTTTAATTCTTTTACTCGAGTAACACCTTTGCTGAATTTAGAAGGATCTAAATTTTTAATGGCAGCATTGAATTTCTTTTCTAGGAGATATGCAGTTTGCTCATCAAAGTTTTCTCTGATGTAGGTTATTAAGTTAATCGCACTGTCGATGATATGACTGGCTCTGCTCTCAACAAAATTTTCAGGATCTTTGTTTATCCTTGCCGAGCTTAATTCTTCCAGAATACTGCGAGTTTTTTTTTGCATATGACTATTTAAGCTATAGTTTAACATAATAATATAGCTTGTCTATAGATAAAAACCCAAGTAAAAGGGGTATTATTACAGTTT